AGAATCTGATTGGCGTAAGTATTGTGGTTCTTCTAAGAACCTTACAGAAGATATAGCTGAGATAGGATTAGATAAGTTCCATAGAGAGATACTTTACATTGGAACTATGAAGGGTGAACTAGCTTATATGGAAGCTAAACTCCAATTTGATCATGAAGTATTGCTTAGAGATGATTATTATAACGGTATAATAAACATTAGATTAGGATCAAATAGCGTAAATATATTAAAATAAAGGTTTACATTCCTTTTGTTTTATGGTATAATAGTACCTATGACAAAAAAAGATAATATCATTCAGTTCCCGACTCCGGAAACTGTCACACAAAAACAAGCAGAAGAAATGCTTGCATTAGCATCAGATGAATGCAATGGGTTATCCCAGCATTTATGCGATGTATTAGTCGAAGAAATAACAGAAACATCAGATTACTTTTCAGATGCAAACTTCTTTGACGAGAAAGAACAAGAATCAAGAGATATATATGTTGTAACAAATTTAATAAATGCAATGTTATTAAGGCATATAGAAATACCCCACGAATTACAAAGATCGTTAGATAAGCTTTATGTTAAAATTAAGCAAATGGCGCAACTACCAACTACAGAATTTGAATTAGATTTTAGCAATGATGAGATAGAATTTATACCAGATTTCGATTTAAACCCAGAAGAAGATGATGACTAGAGTTTCGTCACAGTCTCGTAAACAATACAAAAAAAGGTTTACAAACCTCTCAAACTATGGTATAATAGTAACATTAATATTAAAATAAGGAGTAATATATGATTCACAGTTTACCAACCCTCTTTAAAAGAGATTCAAATGGAAATGTCCGCGAATGGACAGTTCAATATATGGCGCCAATTAACCCAGGAATAAGAACTGTTTCTGGAATTGTTAATGGCAAATTAGTAGAAAGTGGATGGAATAAATCTACTGCTAAAAACGTAGGCAGATCTAATGCTACCACGGATGAAGAACAAGCTATGGCAGAAGCTAAAGCTAAATGGGATATTAAATTAGAAGCAGAATACTTCGAAAATGTATCTCAGATAGATTCATACGATAAATTTAAACCCCAGTTAGCAAGAGATTATACTAAGTTACCACAAGACCATGGCTATAGCCAACCTAAATTAGACGGTATTAGATGTATCGCTAGAAAAGATGGATTATATACTAGAGCAGGTAAAGCTATTACCACTTGTGATCACATACACGAAACTTTAAAGCCAGTGTTTGATCAATATCCAGAAATTATATTAGATGGCGAATTATATAACCACCAACTAAAAGCAGACTTTAATAAAATAACTTCTTTAGTTAGAAAGGTTAAACCTTCAGAAGAAGAAAAACAAGATTGTGAAGCGTTGGTTCAATACCACGTATATGATTGTATTGATGCTACATTTCCAGAATGGTCACTCATGCACAGATTACAGTTCATTGATATCCACGTAGATAATAGCACATGTATACAAAAAGTACCAACTGCATTCTGTAAGAATCAAAACAAACTAGATGCTAAGTATTCAGAATACACAGAAGATGGATATGAAGGCCAAATGGTTAGAAACGATGCTCCATATGAAAACAAAAGATCTAAGAACCTTCTTAAAAGAAAAGAATTTATCACTGAAGAATTCAACGTGGTAGAAGTAATGGAAGGTCAAGGTAACTGGGCAGGATATGCTAAACACTTTAGATTAGAACTAGGCGATGGCAGAGAATTCAAGAGTGGAGTAAGAGGTAACTTTGAAACATTAAAAGAACTACTCGAGCAAGAAGAAAAGCCTTCCTGGGTTACATGTAGATACTTTGAAAAAACACCAGACGGTATACCCCGCTTTCCGGTTGTAATTGATTGGGGAACAGGCGAGAGAACAGACTAATGATTATAGTAGATTATTCCCAAATTGCACTAAGCAATATAATAGTACAGAAGATAGATGACAAAGATATAATTAGGCATATGATCCTAAATTCTTTGCGCATGTATAATAAAAAATATAGAGCAGAGTATGGACAAATGGTTCTAGCTTGTGATGGATTTAATACCTGGAGAAAAGATTTCTTTCCAGAATATAAAGCAGCACGTAAAAAGAATAGATCGGCCAGTGATTTAGACTGGACTTCTATCTTTGAATCTTTAAATGAAGTAAGAGAAGAGATTAAAGCTAATCTACCATGGAAAGTTATTCATATGGATGGATGTGAAGCAGATGATATCATTGGTACATTAGCTCATCAAACCCAAGAGTTTGGCCAACACGAGCCAGTAATGATTATAAGCTCAGATAAAGATTTTATACAATTACATAAATTTAAAAATGTTAAACAGTTCTCCCCAATACAAAAGAAAGCTGTTACCGATTCACATCCGATTACATATAAGTGGAACCACATCATGCGCGGCGACGCCGGCGATGGCATACCTAACATATTATCCCCAGATGATACCTTTATTAGCGAACAACATCAGACACAATTAAGACAAACTAGAGTCGATGAATGGATAAATAACTTAGATAACCTAAGAGAATTAATGGGCGATGATATCTATAGGAACTTTCAAAGAAATCAGACATTGATAGATTTTGAATATATCCCAGAAGCCATCCAAAAAAACATTATAAATACTTTTAACGAGACAAAACCTGCACCAAGAATGAAGGTATTGACTTACTTAATAAACAAACGATGCAATCAATTGATTGAATGCGTAGAGGAATTTTACAATGGCTAAATTATTAATCCCTGAAGTACTAGAATTAGTATCGAAGGCAAAAACCAGAAAAGAAAAAGTTGCGGTATTACAAAAACATAATCACCCAGCTTTAAAAGATATTATTAGAGTCGCTTGCGACGATGACGTAGTATCTTTATTACCAGAAGGTACACCACCTTATAAAAAAGACGATGCTCCAATAGGATATAGCTCTTCAACTTTATATAAAACCCACAAACAATTTAAATACTTCTTTAAAGGACCAATTGGAAATCAAGTAAATCCAGTCCGTAGAGAAGGGATATTCATTGGGATATTAGAAATGATGCATCCAAGTGAATCAGATCTATTATGTTTAGCAAAAGATAAAAAGCTAGATTTAGATCCTGAATTTTATAACTCGGTTTTTCCAGGGTTAATTGTTAAGGTTCATAAACCTAAAGCAGTTAAAAAAGCAACAACAAAAACTAAAAAGGAGAAAAAGCCTATGAAATAAACTCTTAATTATGTAATTTTAACCGACAACAAAGGGAGATGATATGATTACATCCGAGCGACTTAAGAAAGATCAAAGAGAAGCGTTTCGCTATAAAAGGCGATTAAGGGAGAAAGGGAAAGATGGCAAAGCTTTTAGAATTGGAAAAAAAGCAATAAATCTAACTCATCACATTCGAGAATTACAAACTATAGGAGGATAGATTATTAGGGGAAGCCCTGGTAATACTAGGGCTAACCCACAATTATGATGACCACAAGCACAGAATTACACATGTACCAAAGAGAAGAAAGAATGGCGAAAGTCTTTCAAGCTTACGAAGGTTTCTATGTAGAATTTTATAAAAATAACGTTATGGTAGAAAGAAGAGAAATGTATACTCATAACGAAGAATACGCAGAAAACGCTGCAGAAAATTACGTTGACGGAGTAATGCAACTAAATGGCTAAAGAAAAATTTGATCCAAAAGAGATTGCGAATTCCAAAAGAATATTTAAATCAGCAACACCAAAATATACACTTGATTGGTATGTTAAATGGATTGCTAGTTTTTTTATCTTATGCGGAATGTCGATCCGAGGTGTAGATGGTTACGCATTTTATGATGTAACATTTTCTCTTATTGGCGTTAGTTTATGGTCAATAGTTAGTATCATATGGAACGACAGAGCTCTGATACTTTTAAATGGCATTGGAGTAGCTTTACTACTTAGAACAATAATTGAAATGATTTAGGGGTTTACAAACCTTTTAAACTATGGTATAATATACATTATGAATATCTTTATATTAAATAAAAATCCGGTAATAGCAGCACAAGAACAATGCGATAAGCATGTTGTTAAAATGATCTTAGAATCTGCGCAAATGCT